AACTATAATCCTATCTCCTTTGGGAGTGACTAAGTCCTTTTCAGTCCATCTTTTTCCTACGGAGCCTCCATCCATATTACCAAAGTAGTATTTGATTGTCTTATTCATCTCTAGATGATGTCTGATATATTTTAAGTGGTCAATGGATTGTCCTTGTTCCTCTGATACCCATGCTATAAAGTTTTGTGTATCCTCTCCTGAAAAGCAAAGTTTGTGAAGGATAGCAGATTTAGAAAGAATAGATTTGCCAAAACCCCTTGGAAGTATAATACAGATACGCTCACCGGGCTTGGTTGATATTAATTTTTTAGATACATCGTAGTGATATGCAGGAGATGTGCTTTTATTTAAGAAGTCATTAGGTAGGAAAGCTCTACCAAAGTAAACAAGGTCATTGTATGCTTTGTATAATACCTCATCTTTTCTTGCCATTTCTTCTGGCGAAGGGTTGATGTTAAAACTATTTTTTTGCTTTAACTCTTCTATACCCACCCTTGGGTCCTAATCTTTTCTTTTCTTCCATACTCAAAGCAATGGCAACTGCTTGATACATGGGATATCCTTCGTCAACTAACTTGGATATCTTTTTGTTTACTCTTTTGTTACGAGGCTTAGACACTACCACTTAACTTTATCTGCCCAGAATGCTGCAGACATCTTACCCTTTGCTATATTTTTTCTATGACGTGCTTTGAATGACTTTCTTTTCATAGTAGTAGCACGTGACTCACCTTTTTTACGTTTACCAGCAGTTTTGGCTCCTTGCTGCCCAAAACGTATTAATTTTAAATTATGCCCTTCTTGGGCTAACACAATATGTGATTTAGTTTTATGGTTAGGAGTTCTTTTTGGTTTGTTGACCCCACTTAAGTTATGTTTCTTTAAAAGATTAGCTCTTCTTTTTTCGTGCGCCATGTGATTTCCTTATCGCTACTTTACCTGCTTTAGCTATATTAGCCTGTGTTGTTTTGCCAGCTACCTTAGCCCTTTGCTCCATAACTGTTAATATTTGAATCTTTCTAGCAAATGGCTTTTTAATGCGCTTTACTTTTGCTACGGTAGCCCTAGCATCAGCTGGGGTAGCATATTTGATTCTAACGGTATCCTTAGGGTTCTCATCGGTATATAGTCTACGACCTGTACCTTTTGGTTTCTTACCAGTGCCCTTTTTAGGGTCTTTTTTTCTGCTCATCGCTTTTTGCGTGTAGCTGTGGTCTTTTTCTTTTTGTATGTTCTCACTCTTCCACCAGCTTTAGCTTTTAAAATATCAGCGTCTGCTTTTCTTGCACCACCCTTGCCAGTTGCAAAGCTTCTTACTCTACCAGCAGCCCATTGATGCGCAGAAACCTTGGGTCTACTACCCTGCGAATAGTACGCCCCCAAACCACGTGAGTAGACCTTGCTTAACTTAGCTTTTGATATACCAGAGCTTTTTGAGTATTTATTTATAACCGCTGCTTTCCCACTAGGCATTTTTGCTTTTGGTTTTGCGCTTTTTCTTTTTACGCCCATCTTCACTCCTTTCTTTTGATATACGGTCGTAATCTTCTGCGGTAAGTTGACCTGCTGCATACAATTTTTTAGTCTCAATAATTTCAGACTCTCTTACCATTGGATTACTTGCTCCTTTAACGTATTTCTTGGGTACGCCTCTTTTAGTCTTAGGGACCGATTTAAATTTTCTTTTCTTTTTTGTTTCTCTGCCCATTACTTTTTAGCTTTATGTACTTTCTGTACTTCAAAAGAAGCGGTAAGGCTTGCACCTTTATGTGCCTTGAACTTACCAGTATGCTTCATAAGTTTATATTGATTCTTGCCGTGTTTCATCCAATGATGACCAGCAGGGGCTTTTACTCTTTTAACTGCCATATTGTACCTCTAATCGTATGTTATAGGTTATATTACCCCATTTAACTTGTTTAGGGTAATCCCAGTATCTATTGAGAAGCACTTTCTTCTAATAGTCCTGTTTCAAATGCTTTTAACTTATCCCTAGAAAAACCTTTGAACTCTTGTATCAATGCTAATGACTCTGTTTTCTTTTCTGTGGACAATAGTCCTGCTATCTTCATTAGTGTTTCTAGTGCTCTTAGCTTATCAGAATCCCTAGCATCTTTCTTGTCTACTATATCTTTTGCTTGTTCTAGTAGATATGTCTTACTGATACCAAGGTCATCTAATATTTCTTCGATTTCTTTATTGACCAATGTTCTAATCCTCTTTTGTCTTAATAGTATCCTCGCCCTTTCAAGTGCATATTCCTCGTTGTTAGTATCAAAAGAATGTATATATGCGTCTTTCTTGTCTATGCCCTGTGCGACTAGCTTGGCAAAGTATCTTTCTTTTTCAGTTATATATTTATGTCTACCACTGCCAAAACGATTGATGTCTTTAGCAGGCTCTCCTTCTAGCTTTTGCTTGCCATTTGTATACTTGAGACCTAGCAATGTTTTAACAACTGTCTGTTTGCCTTTATAAGCAGTGCTATTGATAGTGCTCTTTTTAATTATACTAAGTATTTGTCCATCATCACTAACGGTCCATTCACCTTCTTCTGCGGTGCGCCAGTCAGTGTTAATCTTTTCTTTGGGGTATTGTTTGCGGAACTCTTCCTCATTATCAAATAAATGATAATCCACGCCTTTGATTGTTCTAAGATACATTATGCCTGAGCTTCAATCTCTGGCTTAGTCCCTGTAACGAAGTCTACTAATACTGGGGTATCCATCTCATCTATGACCATTAGTATCTCCATCATGTATTGGTGGTCACCAGTATCAATGAACTTCTTTGATAGGCTTTTTAAATAATCTATCGCAGGTCCTAAATCAAGTACTTCTATACGAGGTTCTATTTCCATAGCGGTAATATAATCATAGAATATAGTATTCAACAAGTAATTAAAATAAGTGTTGACAGGTATAGTGTTTTTACTATAAATTTCAACTGTTGGTTGAAAGGAACAATAATATATTAATATATTAATATTATATTATTAATATTAAATAATATTATTAATATTAGATAGATAGTTAATATTATAATATTTTAATATATTACCGCATTTTACCGCCGCAGTCAATCCAACCTAAATCTCAAAAAAAATCCAAAAAAAATATTTTACTATGTGTGTCTTTCTTTTTTTATGCACACGCCACCCCCCGTTGCCTTTTCGTTGAAAAAAAGTTAGGTTGAGAAATCCAATCTCATTTCATAGTACGTTAAATATTTCACAATATAAACGTAGCTAGAAAAAAAGTTTAAAAAAAAATGGAACCTTTTACCCCGTCAATCATATACAGTACAGTTCTTTGAAAATGTTTTTTTCGCCCCCGGTAAATCTACCGCACCATTGCCTGACAGCGTGCGGGGGGCGTTAGCGGGTCTAAGTCTCTCGAATGCAACCCGTGACTATTCTCAACCCTTAATAATAAATAATAGGAGGTTCAAAATGAACCAATATGATGAATATGCACAAATGATGAACGGTGCACAATCTAACGGTATTTCACAATCTAACGGTATTATGCCAGTTCAACCAATCGTACAACCAGCAAACATTACAAAAGAGGCTGTTGTTGTAGATTCTGTTGACATTCCACAAAATGTTAATGGCGGTACATTTGACCCATTTTGTGAGATTGATGTCCTACCTTTAGAAAATGCGGACGGTTTTCAAAGTGGAGCCCGTAACGTGAGAGTTAAAAGAGATACTGGACAATATTTAGAGGCTGGAATTGTAAGCCCTAAATATTTGTTAATCAAGAATAAAGCTATCAATGATAAATGCAATATTATTAGAGATGAATCTGGCTTAGACTGGGAACATGACAGGATATTCTTTGACGGTAAACGTTACAAGAATGTCTTCAGAACTCAATCTATTCAAAGAGAACTTAATAATGGTGATGTTGCTTATTTGACATTTACCGAGATTAACAGTTATGACCAAAGCTCACCAGCTGGCTGGCGTATTGACTTTATGATTCAAGTCTGTAAGAATGGTATGCTGTCAGCTAGACACGGTATTGGCAAATCATTTGCTCACACTATGTCCAATGTTGACTGGCAACAGGAGATTATGACAGCTACCGCCACTCTCAGGGGTGAGGGTATTGTCAGAAGACTGGACAGCTTTGCAAATGCTTGCGGTAAACTACAAGCCCCTTTGACTATGGAAGCCCTGACAGACATCAGGAAAAACCATATCAACAAGCTACCAGCCTTGCGCTACGGTGAAATCTTAGACAAGTTTCACAATAAGCCTGAGTACAAGGATGGACGCCTATGGGACCTTATGCAAGCGGGTACTAATACCTTATGGCACAAGGATAAGATAACCAAGGCTGTATTTGACAATAACGCTCACTTTGTGGATGGTATGCTTGACTTTGGAGAAAAAGCCTACGTTTCATAATATAACCAAACTACGGGGGGCGCAAGCCCCCCAGAAAGAAGAGAATAAAATGACCCTTACACAAACTATCGAAATGGACAATGAAGTCTATATTATAGAATATGTTATGTCTTCCGTAACCAATACCATTAAAATAGTTGAAATGACTAAAAATGGTAAGTTTCACAGGATGAACTGGATAAAGAATCCAGCTATTAGAGAGCTGATACTTAAGACGCTAGAAGAAAGTTACGAATACCAGATTCAAGACTAGACAAGGACAGCCCCCGAGAAATCGGGGGTTTTCTTTTTTTTAATATTTTTTTTATATAATCCATTCACGTAGGTAATTCACGT